AAAGCAGAACAACGGATGGGAGATTCTGTACAACTGGTTCACGGACGCACTGCTGCAAAAGAACGGCATCATCAAGTGTTGGTGGGAAGAGACTGAAGCAATCGAACGTGAAGAATACCACAACCTTAATGATGTAGAACTTGAATCGCTGGTCATGGATGACGCTGTTGAGGTCATCGAGCATGAGGAGGTCCCGACTGATATGGGGCCGATGCATGATGTTGTGATCACCCGCTCAATGACCGATGGTATGGTCAAGGTTGACAATGTACCGCCCGAGGAATTCCTTATCAACCGAGAGGCAGAGTCTATTGATGAAGCCCGCTTTGTCTGCCATCGTGTCAGGAAGACCCTAACAGAATTACGCGAGATGTATGGCTATAACCTTAGTCCAGAGGACTTGACAGGCGGTGATATCCTTGATGGATACAAGTGGGGCCTAGAGCGTACAGCGCGCTATATGTACGATGACACCGCTATGCCCTCCCCGATTGACAATACGAATATTGAGGAGGCCCTAAGGGAATACTGGCTCCTTGAGTCATTCATACAAACAGATTACGACAATGACGGCATCGCAGAATTGCGGAAAGTATGCACAGTAGGTGACAAAATACTGGCGAATGATCCGGTAGATAACATCCCATTCATCAGTGTAACTCCAATAAAGATACCACACAAATTCTTTGGTTTATCTATTGCCGACTTGACGATTCCGCTGCAACAGATCAAGAGTGCGATCATGCGGAACCTGCTCGACAATATGTACAACCAAAACTTTGGACGGTTTGCCGTACTTGAAGGTCAAGCGAATCTGGACGATTTGCTAACCGCACGCCCGGGCGGTATAGTCCGAGTCAAATCCCCGAATGCAGTGACCCCTCTGGCTACTCCCGCATTAGAACCTTATACGTTCCAGATGCTAGAGTATATTGACCAAATCAGAGAGTCACGGGCCGGTGTCAGCCGTACAAGTCAGGGCCTTAACGAAAACGCCTTGACCAGTCACACAACCGCTACAGCGGTCAATGCTGTGATGACGGCTGCTCAGTCCAGAGTAGAATTAATCGCAAGACAGTTCGCAGAAACCGGTGTCAAGGATTTGATGTGCCGAATCTATGAACTGCTGCTAAAGAATATGGACAGAAAACGTGTAGTCAAACTACGTGATCAGTGGGTTGAGGTCAACCCCTCGGCGTGGAATGACCGTATGGATGCGACTGTATCGGTCGCTTTGGGACATGGTAATAAAGATCAGCAGATCATGCAGTTGACTAGCCTCGTACAGATGGCTGCTCAACAGGGAGATTCCCCAATGATCCAACCTGAGAATATGTACAACCTGACCGCATCATTGCTCAAGGCAATGGGCTACCAAAATGTTGATGATTACTTAACGCCCCCAGACAGACAGCAGCCTCCGCAGCCCGATCCAATCCAACAGGCCACGCTCAAGGCGATGGAAGTGGAAGATCAGGTCAAGCAGGGAGAACTTGAAGTCAAGAAGATGAAGGTTCAAAATGAGATCGAAGAAACCAAAATGGACGCACAGTTCAAGATGGTGGAGATGGAAATGGAGGCTGACCGTGATGCTCCGGTCAAAATAGGATGAGCGGAGAACTACGCGAGGAACACGCAAAACGACTGATCAATGACAAACTTTATCAAGAGTCATGGTCGATCCTGAAAGAACAGTTGATGTCAGAGTGGCAGCATAGCCAACACCTAGACGTGGAACGGAGAGAGTCCTTGTGGCTGTCCGTTAAACTGCTAGACCGGATACAGGCGCACTTTGAATCTATCGCTGAAACCGGCACGATGAATGCCTATTTGAACAAAGAACATCCATACATTTAAGGAAAAAATTATGAACGACAAAGTAGCGGATACGGCAGAAGCCCCCGCAGAAAATTTGGGCAAGGCCATGAATTTGGTCGAGGCTCAGGAAGCAATCCTCAAGACCTTGGAGGCTGAAGAGGCCCAACCAGAAGTCACAGAGGAAGCAGAAACTGAATCGCAACCTGTATCAGAGGACGAGGAAGTTACGGCGGAGTACGAGGAAGAATCCGAAGAGGAGGAAGAGGAGTACGAGCCAGAGGACAATCGAGAGGAAGAAGGGGATGACGAAGATGATGTGTTCATTGTCAAGGTTGACGGTGAAGATACTGAAGTCTCGTTTGATGAACTTCTAGAAGGATACTCCCGACAGTCTGATTACACCAAAAAGACGCAAGCAGTAGCGGAAGAGCGAAAGGTTATTGAACAGGCCAAAGAGCAATTCAAATCCGAGTACCAAAATCTGCAAACCGAACGTCAGCAGTATCAGCAAGCCCTTGGACAATTGGGCGCACAACTAAACGCCGGTATCATGCGATACCAGAACGTAGATTGGGCAAAGTTAAAGGAAGACGATCCAGTCGCTTATGTCACCAAGCGTGATGAATTCCGTGAGGAGCAAGAGCGAATCCAGATGGTCCAACAGCAGATGCAGCAAGTCCAACAGCAGTCTCATGAAGATGCAGCAAAGATTCATCGTGAGGCCGTGGTTACGGAAACTGCCAAACTGAAGGAACTCATCCCAGAATGGAGCGACACCGAGAAACAACCCACTCTATCGAAAAGCATAAGGGAGTATGCTTTGGCAGAGGGATACCAGAAGGAAGAAGTTGATTCCTTAATTGACGCAAGATCAGTCAATGTCCTGTTGAAAGCCATGCGATATGACGCTCTGCAAAAGGCAGATGTCAAGACCAAGAAAGTGCGAAACCGACCCAAGATGGTTAAACCCGGAACTAAGCGGGCCAAGTCAGATGCTGCAAAGAGGCGTAAAGCCGAACTTTCTAAAACACTTCAAGACTCTGGCAGTTACAAAGATGCTGCCAAGTTAATTGAGGACTTGATATAGGAGAAAAATATCATGGCAGTACCTACAGATACGCGCCTAACGTATGGCGCAGTCGGAATCCGAGAGGACTTGTCCGACATCATATACAATATCGCTCCGGAGGAAACTCCGTTCATGAGTGGTATTGGTCGCAGTTCTTGCGACAACACCTATTTTGAGTGGCAAACAGACACTCTCAACGGTGGAAACGATAACCGCAAACTTGAGGGTGATGATGCAACCATTATCGCTGTTGATGAGCCGGAGCGTGTCGGTAACTGGACGCAAATCAGTACCAAAGCCGTTCAAAGTTCAGGCACCGCTGAGGCGGTGGACTTTGCTGGCCGTAAGTCTACTCAGGCTTACCAGATGGCTAAGCGCGCTAAAGAGTTGAAACTTGACATGGAGTCTATGCTCCTAGAGTTGTCTGAGGCTGGTTCCGCTGGAACCTCGTCTGCTGCGAGAGCAACCAAGTCTGTCGGCTCTTGGATCACGACCAACGCTGTTGTTGGAACCGCTGTTTCCGAAGACGACATCAAGGAAGTGATGGAACTGTGCTGGGAAGCCGGTGCCAAACCTACCGTCCTGATGTGTGATGGAGTTGTCAAACAGGCTATCTCTGCATTGTCGCAGAGTGTGTCAGAGTTGCGTACCGCAGCGAATGACAAGTCACCCGCGTATGTCGTGGCTGCCGTTGACATTTATGTTTCGGATTTCGGAAATCTTCAGATTGTCCCGAACCGTCTGATGCCAGCGCAAACTGGTTACTTCCTTGACTATGAGTATTGGGATGTCGCTTACCTGCGTCCTTTCATGACTCATGATCTGGCGCGGACCGGTGACTCGATCAGCCAGTTGCTCGTCGTTGAGTATGGTCTTCGTTCTAAGAACGAGGCAGCCAACGGTAAAGTGACGGGTTGGGCACCTGCACCGTAAACGGTATTGGAAAGCCCCTCTTCGGAGGGGCTGACCTTTTCGGAGACAACATGAAACTGACTAAGAAACATTTTGGCAAGAAGCCAGAAAAGAAACCTGAAGGGAAGAAGATCGACCCTATTAAAGAACTTAAACGTGCCTATGCGGAGCCACAGAAAGTGGCGCGGGTAGGTGGGAAAGGATATGTCTAATTTCAAAACAGTGTTCGACCAGACAGAACACACAAAAACAGTCTATGAAGAATCTGCTGACCAAGTTACGCTTACTACTAGCCAAGACGCACAACCAATACTTGACAGAAATGCGTACGAACGAAATAACCAAGTCAATGCCAATGCCAGCGGACCTTTTGGCCGAAAGGTAGCATCGATCCCCTTGGTGGTATGGTCAGAGTGGATGAAACAAACCAATGGTGATATACAACATAACCCGACATTACTTGCGAAGTACCTGAACGATCCTGACAACGCATTCCTAAGAACACACAACAGCGTGGTATAAATTATGGCCTTTGGAAACTATGACGAACTAAAGACTTCTATCGCAAACTGGAGCGACCGTGACGACATGGGTCCTTTCATTCCAGATTTCATTGCGCTGTGTGAGGCAAGATTTAACCGGGAACTCAGGCTCAGGTCAATGGAGCAGAAGGAGTACGCCAACACGGTTGGCGGACAGGCGAACTACGCCTTGCCGACCAACTTCCTTCAGATGCGTGAGTTCAGACTCAACACAAACCCAACGGTATCCCTACGCTATGTCAGCCCTGAAATTTACGAGGCATGGAACCTTGGTTCTGGCGAACCGTCGTTTTACACGATCATCGCAAATGAGATAAGGTTGGGTCCTGTGCCCGCTGGAGTATATGAAATGGAGATGCTGTTCTGGCGTAAGTTCCCCAA